CGGTCGCGACATGACGGCACTCGCGTTCACTCCGGCCCAGGAAGCCGCCTTCGTGGCGCTTGCAGAGGCCTTAGCGTCTCGCTTCGGTTGGCCGCGCCAAGTCCCAGACACGGACCGCGTCTTGACGCCCGGAGAGATATCGCGATGGCGCGGGGCGCTTGAGCACCTGCACCTGACCGCGCGTAAGGTCGACGCTGGCATGTTGCTCTGCGGCGCCCTGGTCCGAGCCGGATGGAAGCCGGTTAGCCCGCGCTAGATTCGATCAGAGGGAAATACACATGACGATTCAGCTATCCACATCGGCCCGTAACGCGCAACTCGACGCGCTCGAAACAACCGTCGGAACGACTCCGATTCTGCGGATTCGCACCGGCGCAATGCCTGCTAGCTGTGCCACGGCTGACTCCGGAACGGTACTCGCTACCATGACGCTCCCGTCGGATTGGATGGCTGCGGCTGCGAGCGGGATCAAGGCAAAATCCGGGACGTGGCAGGATACGTCAGCCGATGCGACCGGGACGGCCGGGCACTATCGCATTTACGATGCCGGAGGCACGGTGTGCCACGTCCAGGGGACCGTCACAATCACGTCCGGTGGCGGTGACATGGAGCTTGACAACACGTCGATTGCTACGGGCCAGACTATCACCGTGTCGACGTATTCGTGGACTGCGGGTAACCCATGACAATCGCAACGTACGATCAATACATCGGCGCTACGAAGCAGCAACTCCGCATCGTGAAAACAGCCGCTACGACTACGATCACAACGGTGCCATTTACGACGCTCGATCTTGCTGGTTCCCCTGGCGCCGGTTCGCTTGCCGTAGGAAACACGGCGAACGGTCTTGTTCCGACAGATGCGACCGCTGGATTCCCGAGCATCAATACGTTCGGAGGCGGCGCCGTCGGGTATCTCGGATCGGTGGGATACGGTTCATCCGTGGCGTCACGGCTTACGCTGTTCGACCGCGTGTTTCACGTCGGATCGGTCGTGATGACGTCGCTTGCAACGACGACGCTTGCGTCACAGCCATCGTTCGCATCGCGATTGCCCGGTTCGCTCTACGAAAACTTGGAACTGTTTCTCGAAGTCAATGCGGCAGTGAGCGCTACAGCAACGACGGTTTCCGTGGGCTACACGAACGAATCCGGAACTACCGGTCGATCCACGGGTGCGACTGCATCGATGTCAGGATACACGACACGGCGGCTCGTCCCCATGCCGCTCCAGGCTGGCGACAAGGGCGTCCAGCGGATCGATTCGGTGACCGTTGGCGGAACCGTGGCGGCCACGGGATCGGTCAACGTTGTAGTTGCTCGGCGTCTATGGTCCGGCCGCACGCGCACGGCGAACGATGGTGGTTTCGACGACATCAACGCAACGGGTTTGCCGATCGTTTACGACACGTCTGCGCTATGGCTCGTCGTACAAGCAGACAGCACGTCTAGCGGCATCCCAGAGATGTCATTCGTCGTGGCGAACGGATGATCGGCGGAGCAGCGCCTTCGCGTCGTCGTCGCGTTCGTCTGCGGACGATCAACGTAGGCCTAGGCGCTGTGTATGTGTCTGTAGCTCAGTCGATACTGTTCGGAGACGTTGCGGCCACGGCTTCCGCAACGCTCCAAGCAACATCGTCCGTTTCGTCCGGCACCGTATCCTCCCCGTCTGGAATCGACGCAAACGCGTCCGTAACGTTCGCCTCCGCGTCGGCCTCCGCTCTGGCCACCGTCGCGATCGCTACGTCGTCAACGCCTACGCTGGCGATCCTTGGACGCTCCGCAGCCGCAACCGTGTCCGTAGTCGGTGCAGGAGACCGCACGCTCGACGACGTTGGTCGATCTGCGGCGACGTCCGTATCCGTGTCCGGCATCGGCTCTGTAACGACATCCAACGCGACGTCAACGGCGTCAACGTCGATCGTTGTATCGGCGTTGTCATCGGCGTTGATTGCGCCGTATGGCAGCGAGTCGTCGGTCGGCGTATCCGTCGTAGGCAACGCTTCGCCCACCATCGACAACGCGGCTTCATCGTCGGACGTGACCGTAGCGTGGTCGATCACGGCTGTAGGTATGTCTCACCTGGCATATGCGTCATCCGTGTCTGTCGCGCTTGCGTCTCAAGCGCCACGGAAAAAGCGCGCGTTCAACCCGTTTGCTAGACGGTACTAGTTCGCCTTCCCGCGTTCGCTATCGTCCAGGACCGGGACCAGCATGATCTCGATCCCGACATGCATCGTGTCGCCGACGGAGTTCAGATTGCACGTAATGGTCGCCGCGAGCTGGCCATCCGACCACAGGACCGTGACGAACTGGCCGCCCTTCTCCTGTTCGGTGTGCGTGATCTTGCGCGGGTCATGTCCGCGCTGAATCAGCATCATCGCGGCCTCCTGAACGGCATCCATGTACTGTTCGGACAGCGCATCGACGATCTCGGCGCGTCGCTTGTCGTCGATCATTTGAACGCTTCCTTGAGTGCCGCGGAGAGATTCTTGCCAGCGTGATCGAAGCAGGCGACCAGCAACGTCCCGATCGCGGCCATGTCTTCACGCGAACATGTGTGCACGCAATCCGGACCGAAACTGATGTTGGCGCAACCGTCCCACTTCACGCCGATCTCGATCGGATCGTCCTCGTCAAGAAACGGAGATCCGTCGTCGCGCTCCCCCATGATCCTGCGGGCCACGTACTCGGCTACGTAGCCGTCGTGTTTGGACTCGTACGTCACGTAGTACGACGGCGTGCCGTATTCGGTGGTTCCGCATGTAAACGAATGGGTCACGACACACTCCAAACGCTCTTCGGCTCGGCGTGGTACGAGGTTTTGTCGTAGCGGCGCAGGAACGCCACGATCTCCATCACCATCAAGTCTGAGCCTTCTTCGGGCGTCCGAAACCATACCTTGACGCCATCGCTCCGGACCACGATAACCACGCGGTCGCCGCCGCGCTTCTTCCATTTGCTGTCACGGGTGATGTTCATTTGCACGCCTCAAGTTCCCGCCGCAGTTCGGCCTCGGATTCGGTCCAATCGACGCTATCATCATCCGGAGATCGACCCCTCACGATCGGGCCGGCGTTGTCCATCGCGATCGTGTGACCGACGATCATCCCTTGCGCGTAGGCGTGGGCGATCAAGTCGCACAGTCGATCTGAGTCGCATAGGTCAAGGTCATCGGATGGACCGAGCCTCGTCCATTTTCCGCGCTGGCATCGCGGGCACCATTTCGTTGTCATCGTTCCTCCTCGAATAGCTTATCGCTCGGAGCGGCTGATGCACGCGGAATCGACATGCGGCGAACAAGTTCGGCGTCGACTTCTGACCAGTCATCGAACTCCATCGGACCGATTCCTGGCGATGACCCGAGTCGTCTCCGGAACTTCGCTTTGGCCAACGCGACTCCCTCACGCATCCCGCGCCGATACGCCTCATCCCGCTCACCACGCACGCGCTCGATCTCGGCCTCCGCGATGACCTGGCACTTGCGACGCGCTTCGACCATGGCGAGCGCCTCATCACGTTCACGCGTGAGCCGGTCGATCGTTTTCCGCGCGTCCAGCGCTCGGAGGGCAAGGTCACGAAACTCGGCGGCCTGCGCACCGGTAACGAGCGGTGTCACATCGCCCGTGTACCGATTCGTGTACTGGCACCGGATGAGTGCGACGATGATCGCCTCGATCTGCTCCCGCGTAATCATCGCGACCTCGCGGCTTCGATTTCGTCGTCACTCGGCTCGTAGTCCAGGGTGAACGCGTCCAGCGCATCTACGATCCGCATCCATGCCGAATCGCGAGTCGCCGACGACGCGATGTTAGAACTCATGCAGATCAAAAGCATCACGCGATCAGCCTGCCATGACGTTGCGCGACCTCGATCCGGCGACAGGCGAGGTCGAAGTACTCGACCTCCCTTTCGATGCCGATGAATTTCCGGCCATGGATGATAGCCATCTTGCCTGTCGTGCCAGAGCCGAGGAACGGGTCGAAAACCGTGTCGCCTTCGCTTGACCAGCTTAGGATGTGGTCCTCTGCCAAACCATCCTGAAAAGCCGCTGGATGCGCGCGAGCGCCGGAAAGAGCATATTGCCAGATGTTGTGACGGAACTTTTCCGGCTTGCTGTATTTCAAGCCGTGCGACTCCTTCATGGAGCCGTCCGCCTGCCTAAACTGTTTACCATCCTTGCGAGGCTTAACCTTGCCGAACATGGCACAAGGAACCTTCAACGGGTTGAATGTTGACGGCTTTCCTTTCGAGAAAACGAACATGTATTCGAATGCCGCTTGGTAGCGGAACCCGACCTCATTCGGCACGGGGTTTATCTTCTGGTAAATCATCGTATCGTGCAGACGAAAGCCGCAATCTATCGCCCAAAGCGCCTGCCTGAACGATGTGCCAGTCTCGCTGCCTTTGATGGTGGCGTCACCAACCACCCAAACCACAACGCCGCCGTCCTTGGTGACGCGGTAGAGTTCGGCAATGATCGCCTTCCACTTCGCCTCTGTCCAATCGTTCAGCGAGCCATTGTAGGTCCGCAGGTTGTCATATGGCGGGCTTGTGACAGTCAGGTCCACCGACCCATCCGGTATATCCCGCATCAGTTCAAGGCAGTCGCCGAGGTAGAGCGTTGCGTTGCCTATCGTTTCAATTCGCATGTGGTTCCTCGGTAGAGCGCATGAGTTCTAACAACGCGTTGCAGCGGATGCCGCTTCGCGTCACCGCTGAACTTGATCGTTAGGCGTCAAAGTCCGCGCTGCCCGCTTCGATATGGGCCGCACAAACCGCTCTTTGCCGGGCAGCTTTTCTTCCTTGTAGCCGAGTGCTTCAATCTCAGCCTTTCGCAGCCCCTTCCGCCCGGAATGGAAAGCCCTGCGCGCTACAGTCGTGCCGTCTGGTGCCCGGTACGTCCTCACTTCCTCGCTCTTGCCGTGGTAAATCCAAGACGCAGCACGATAAACCCCGCCCTTGTGCCCCGCGTTCGGGTCGGCATAGCTCACCAGCGCGTCGGGCCTCTCAAGCCGCACAATCACCTTGACGGCTGCGCTTATGGCTTGCGTGAGCAAGTTCGGTTCGTGCCCGTCCGGTGCCCACAGCCTCGATAGCTCCCACACGTTGCCCGCCCACCCGAGGACAAACCGCGCAATGTTCTTGTTCGCGGGGATCGACCACACCACTATCGCGTCGCCAAACTGGACATAATGGCTCTTGCCACTCGGCACGCTCCGGGTGTAGTGGTTGCGCTTGATCGTCTCTTGCGCCTGCGTCCGCTCATCTCCGAGCAGTTGCCGGCTAACAAGTCGTTCAAGCGGACTCGCTTCGCTCACCGCTTAACTCCGGCGTTAGCCACGGAATTCCCCCGCGTGATCCCAACGTTGTGTCCTCCGGATGCATTGCGACCGAAGACGTGGATGCTCTTCTCGGCTGGATCACGCTCGCTCATCGCTTCGGCTCCTTGCAAT